AATGATAGGACCTGCAGGGTGATTCAGTTCACCTACTGCACGCTGGGTTTTCACCTGTTCCTTATCATACTTAGAAACTGCTGATTCCAAAATTGCTTTTGGATAAATTCTTCCATTGCGGTTTTTCTGTTCCGCTTGGGCAAAGATACCTTCAATAATGTAATTCTTACCGCCGCCTTCTTTAGCTTCGACGATATAAGAAACCTGTTCCGTATGTTCTGTAATCAGTTTCATTTGAATCTACCTTTTACCCATCATGCTGCCGAATTGCTTGGCAGCTCTCATTGCTTCTTTCTCAGTGCGCAGAGTATCGACCACCTGGTTGTCAAACATTACGTTGAACTTACCTTTAGTGTCTTTAGTTACCATTGTTTCTCCAGCTTTTGTATCTAAGACCTTAATGATCTTTTGACCTCTTGGAGCAATATTTTTGGCAAACTCTTTAAAGCTCTGCATCTTCTTCTGTTTCTTCTTCTTCAGTTTCTACTTCAATTTCATCTTCATCATCAATATCAATGTCCTCTTCAGGATCAACACCATTATACACTTGGTTAGCGATCATAGCCTTATGTGATTCAAGGCGATCTGCTAAACGAGTATTAATCATGTCAGAGAACTGCTTCTCTGCCTCTACAAAGTTCTTGTTCGCGACATTGTCTAAAAAATTATCAATATTCTCAACCATTGAAAAAGTCCTTATAATTTTATTTAAAAGTATTTATAATAATTTTGTTTTTAATCAAATATCTGGTTCTTGATCTTGATCCGGAATTTCACCGTCCTTCTTTTCTTGATCAATTTGATCTTTCATAGTTTTGATATCGTCATCGGTCAGCATTAATACGTTCTTTTGTGCCCATTCCTTTGAATAGAATGTGCCGAGATATGGTTCAATCTCACGAAGCATATTGACCCGCTCTCTTAACATTTCTGAGTTTTTCAGCTCAGAGAAGTAATTGTCTGTAATATAATCTACATGCAGATCGCCTTTCCAAGATTCCCAGTCGTCCTCTGTGATTATGCCTTTGAGAAGTAACTGTTTTTTCAAAATATTCGTGAAAAGATCAGAGAATCTACGACGAAGCCTTTCTATGAACTTTTGAAACTTAAACTCGTCTCTGGTAATCTCAGAAGTTCTTCCAAGAATACCTCCGCCCTGTTCTTCTGGATTGATTCTACCAACAGGAACGTTCAGAGCTTTGAAAACTTTCTTTTGGAAATACACAATGTCATCAATCTCTCCGAGGTTTTGTCCTCCTGGAAGAGTTGAGATCTCAGTCCCTCTACCGCCTTCTCTACGAGGAAGCCAGAAATCTTCAAGCATTGACATGTGTTTAGAATCATTTTTCAAATCGCCTGTATTGGCATCATAGACAAGCTTGTTTCTATAGCGAGTCATAATGTCTTTCAGATATTGTTCGGCTTTACCTCGAGGTAAGTTACCCACATCGATATAAAAGATTCTTCTTTCAGGCGCTCTAGCCAATCTATAGATGATTAATGCATCTTCCATCATCCGAAGCTGGTTAATAGGCTTCATTGCTTTATCTAAGTAGGAAATAACTTTCTTTCTACTTGCATCCAATAAACCACTAGTCACATAACTAATAGCATCAGGAGAGATTTTTAAAGCATTATTATTCTTTTGACCACCGGAAATATTAGTGCCTGTTTCACTTTCCGTATAAATGAAATATTCTTTAATGTTTTTGACAATATTAGCACCAGTAACAGGGTCTTTTTCTTTTTTGATCTCTTTGACTTTACGGATCTTAAGAGCATCAATAGGCCTAATTTCTTGAATACCCTCTTGAGCTTTAGAGGGATCAATAACTAGGTGATGATAGATTCTACCATCAATATAATACCTACGGAAAATATCGTGGCCATAGTTTTGAAAGTCCAGCATAGCCGCAACATTATCAAATTCTTCTTTGATTTGCTTTTTAATAGAATCTGTTGTATCTACGTTATCTAGATTTAGTTCAACAACTTCATCTTCTCCAGAAATGACCTCATTGACAATATCTTCAATGGCTGCGTCAACCTCTGGGTGAGCTGCAACATTTCTGTATTTTTTAATTAGATCTTTATCGTCTTTTGCTTTTTCGCCACTCAAATCGATATACGAACCATAGTGGCTGCCGGCCGCAGTGATATAACCTGCGCCATCATCATCTAAGGGCGGAACAATAGATGGAAGCTGTTTCTTTTCTTGTTCTCTTCTGGATCTACGAATCTCCAGTCCAAAGAGTTTTAAGCTATCGTCTGCCAAAATACTTCTCCAAATGCAATTGTAGGGGAGAGCCTATTCCCTCCCCTACTTTATTTATTGCAATCTTAACTAGGTAGTTGTGTTAGATTCCCAGTATTGAACCTGGAAAGTTACAGAGAACTCTTCGATTGCCGCTGCAGGATCGTAGGACAGATCGATAGGATCAATATTGGTTGGGAAACAACCACGGAAGTTATATGTCTTAAGGACTGTTTCGTCCTTATCTAATTGCTCTACAATCAGGTCAGCTTGGTAATCAGTAGGGTTTACCAGACCAGTGTTTGCAGAGTGTGCATTAATACCGTTCATCCATCTTTCCATGGAATCACGGACGACGAAATCAGTATCGTTAATGATCGTTGGTGTCCATACGTCAAACGTACGATCACCTGCAATCTTTAACTCACGACCTCTAAACGGTACAATGATCTCTTGCATGATAGAACCAGGAAGCTGAGCTGCCCGACACATGAAAGATGTGACTTCTACGTCACCCTGAGCATAAGCTGGAAAGTTGATCGTTGCCTTGAATAGATTAGGTCTAGCACCGCCACCTTTCAGTTTTGCTTTGAAGTCATCAACTCCAAGAATAGCCATTTCTTATATCTCCTTAGTTATGCGGTTATGCTTGACCTGCTACTTCTTCAAAGTCCACACCGGTTCTAGTAGCTACGAAGTTCAGAGTTACGTAGTTAATAGATCTGGAAGGCTTGATGAAGATTGTAGCAACAAACTCATTGCGATCAATTACAGCTGCAGTGTTATTAGTCGCATCACATACCACTCTAAAGTCAGTTAAACCTCTACGACCCTTGACGTCTCTAAGGACAGGTTCGATGATATTAACAAACTCGGCTCTTGTAAACTCATCATTGAGTTCGAAGAGTACGTTTTGTGCTGCTCTACTAATAGCTCTCTCCAGAGTAATAAACAATCTACGAACGTTAATTCTGTCAAACGCAGATGGACGTCCTAACATTGTCTTATCGCCAAAGAGGGTTACACCTTGACCAGGAAGGTTGGTAATTGGGTTTACACCAGCCTTATACAGGGTATCTCTGTCTGTTTTATTTGGGTTGTACGCCAGAGAAACCACATTGAAGTAGGTACCTCTGTTTGTACCAGCAGGAGAGAACCATGGAGCAGTGTCTCTGTCAGATCTAGCCATAAGACCCGCAGTTGCACCAGAAGCTGGAATATGAATGAACTGATCGTTGTACTTATCAAAGATCTTAAGGTGCTGGTTATCTACAAAAGCATATGAGCTCTTAGCCAAACCGTTAGCAAAGGTAACAGTGTCAGCAACTTCGTTTCCGCTGTTGTTAACAACTTTTGCTTTAGGTGGAGAAATAACAGCAACACAGTCTTTACGAGTTGTACCTGCGATAGTGATCAGGTTTTCTGCAATTGCATCTGCGCTATCAGCCGTAGCTGGAAGAGCAGGAGCAATCAGGAAGTCTACCTGATAGGTATCTTTGTCTTGAATAAGATTGTAAGCAGTGTTAATCTGTGCGGGAGTCAGAGTCCCAGAGTTTGCGCCGTTCTTAAGGGAAACAGACTTGGTAGCAACACTAGTAAGCTTGTAGTTTTTACCGTTAGTTGCATCTGTACCAGCTTCAGCATCGTTGGTATAATCGGAATCAAAGCCTGCAGCCCAGATGTAACTAGACTGGTTGTTAATGACATCGATTAAGTAGTTGCTGGATCCGTCAGTATTCTTAGCATCGGATGCCAGAGACAGGAACGGATAGGTTTCCAGAACAGTGTTACGAGTGCCGGTAAATTCACCATCTTCGTCAACAACGATAACATGCACTTCATCGTTAGAAGCACCTTTATTGGTTGCATAAGTCGAAGTTCCCGGAGCAGCATCAAACTTGCTCTTATAGCTCCAGTTAGTGAAAATAGTACTAGCAGAAGAATCCGCGGGGCACATTTCTACTTTCAGAGAGTTGCCCAGAGAACCTTTCCACTTACCAATGAACGTGTGTCCATTTGTATCAAGAGTGGCTAATTGGTTATCAAACTCATCTCTGTTATTAATAGTAGCAGATGTAGAGGCATCAGAGTCTCTAGCGTTTGCTGCTGTGCCGTCAACAGCTCTAATCGTCAGAAGGCTGTTAGAATAAGTTAAGAAAGAAGTAGCTGTGTGAAAGTCTACACTTGTATTGGTGTCTGGAGCAGAGAACCTTTCTACTAAATTGGCTTCATCATTAACTAGTGTTGGAATATTAACTGGACCCCAGTTAAAATTACCAACAAACGCGCCAGTGGTTGTCTGCACATTGGGAACAATCCCAGTGTTATCAACCTCTTTTATGGTTACTGCTGGAGACTCGGAAGGCGAAAATAAAGCCATTTGAAAGTCCTCTTAGTTTTTCGTTGTCTAAATAATAAGTAAACATTATAAGGTGAATCAATACACCGATAATTATTTATAATTAAACGATTTTTAGAATAATCCAGTACTTTCAACCTCTTTCCAATGAGAAGTTTTCTCTTCTGTTCCATCATCAATGATGCCAACTGGCACTATTTCATCCTCGATTTGTCTCATTTTTTCTTCGTATAACATTTGTTTGATCGTCATATCCGTTTGATTGAAAAAGTTTTCAGTGCCAACATACCATGCAAACATGACTAAGTTCATAACTAAGTCATCATGGTTACCGTCAGATGCTTCAAACGAATTACCTCTAGCTTCAAATGTAGAGCACTCACTGATTGTATTCAGATCCACAATTTCCAGTCTTTTTTCTTCGATTAGATCTTTGAGATTAGAGCAACCAATCCTTTTTACCTTTCTATTCATTGTCATACCAATTGCACCAGCCTTAATCATAGACTCTACATGTGTGTTTTCATATTCAATATCATAGTAAAGTCCATTGGCTACAACCGATCCTTGATCATTAGATTCGATAATGACATAGGCTTCCTTATATTTTTTTGCCCACTTGTGAATAATGTCAGGAAATAAGATAGGTGAAATAAGATTGTTTCTGTAACACGCGACCTGCTTAAATGGTCTAGTAGTAATATCAATGATATTAAACGTTGAATAGTCTTGACCACGGCCCTTAGCTACGTCCACCGTCATGATATAATCATGATTTTCTTTAGGCTCTGCATATACATTAACATCACCAACAGCTACAGGAGGCTCTGCCTTCATGTTCATTAGTGCATCTGCAGAGATTAGTGTATTACCTGTACCGAAGAAAGTATTACCAAACTCCTGCTGAAACTGCAATTCTGAGGTATTGGCAATGGTTTGTTTCTTCCATTTCTCATCTCTACCGGGCACATCCCACCAGTCAACTCGGAATGGTTTGAATTCATTGACCTCCTGCACCGCGCCTTCATTGATCTTATGGAACACGTTACCGATACCGTTAGCAGTAGATGTAATAATAACTCTAGATGTTTTACCAGATGAGATAACAGGATATGTTGAGGTATAGAACTGTGCTGCGTTTTCTACAAATGCAAACTCATCCAGGAACAGCAGATTAACAGATAAACCACGAATGGAAGAACCAGATGTGGCTGCAGCAATAATCCGAGAGTTATTAGAAAACTCAATAGAACCTTTGTTTAGTGCTTTCGTACCAGGTTGCAAAAAGAAAGGAATATTTTCTAACGCCAGTGTAATGCGCGCCAGCATTTCTCTTGCTGTGGCACCTTTGTTAGCAAGGATAGCAATAGTTTGATCTGGATGAAATAATGCATACCACAATATGTACATACACGAACTGATGGACTTACCAGACTGACGGCATGCTAACACGATAGAGAATCTATTATCCTGAAAGTGATTAAACATTTCTTTCTGATAAGGATACAGTTTGAAAGGAACAAGCCCTTCATCCAATGAAATAACTTTACCATAAGTCTGAGCAAAATATACAGGGTCTTGCATACAGCGCTGGTACTCTTGGATGTCTTCCTTAGTCCAACCTTGTTGTACGCCGTCTTTTTTTACCTGTGCATTACCTAGATAGGTTTCGTTCACTTAATAAATCTCTTTGCTACGAATTTGTGTAGTACATAGAACCATACGCCATTGATGATTGGTTCAATCAATGCAGTCAGCCCTGCGTCAAACCAACTAGCTCCTGTGATAAGTCTAACTGTCGTGATGGCCACCAAGATATGACCAACCGTATAGAACACCGCTAGTAAGACTGAGTCTCCAACCAGCGATCTGATAATTTTAAAGATTCCGTTCGTTACTTCCGTCATGTTCAATCACCTTTTCACTTTCACCACGCAGCATCTTTTGTAACTCTGCTGTGGATCCTACAAATACATTCTGTGTTAAAGACTTGGTATCATCAGGCTGACCTTTAGCCTGAGTAACGTTAATGTCTTGGTTCTTCTTATGCATCGCCATCAATGCATGAGCGTTTTCTGCCTGTTGTTTAATCATGCCAGTCAGGACTTCGATGGCGCGCGGGTGTTCTGATTCTTCCGCTACTCTCTGTGCCAACTGTAAACCCTCTTCACCAGAAAGAAGCAGGGATCTAAGAGTCGAACGAATCAGATCTAGATCTTCATCATAACTAGAATGAACATTCTCAGGAATGTCTTTCTTTGGCACGATATCAGTCATTAGGTACTATCACCATTTCCAGGAATTAAATAAGTTGTGGTAAATCCATAATCGCTGTCCAGACTTACATTAAGAGGATCAGGAACAGTTGTAATTCTTTGCATTAGGTTATCAGAATCCGTCAAGCTATTAGTATTACTAAAGCTACGGAAGTCAACAATAGACTTTCTAATAATAGAGTTATCAGAGATTGGACCAAAGAATGCAGTCTTCATTTCAAAGTCTAAAGTATAGATAATAGTTCTTCTACTTTCTAATGCACCTTCATAATCATCGGTATACGAAATACCTATCAGAGAGATAGGAATGTCTTCTGTGATATTCGGGTAATCACTAAACTGTTTCATTGTAACAGTATAAGCCGGATTAAAGAATGGCAGAATCTGTTCCACAATTTGAACAGCATCTTCATTAGTTTTTGCTAAAATATTTAGCTGAAAATTCATAATATATGGAACAGAAGTAAAAAACTTTGTCTTTTTAGTATTATCATCAGTAACAGTTTCAGTAAAGTTGCTGACTTTAGAAAGCTGTCTAACTGGATCGTAATACATCGAGGAGATCTCAAATGACATACGAGGGAGTTTAATTGCTACAAACCTGGCATCAGTTTCCAGGTCTGCGTTTTCTCTAATTCTATCTAAGAATTTTTGTTTAGGAGCATACGCCAATGGAACTTTGATTTGACTAATCACAGCTCCAGCAGCATCTTTTCTTAACAAATAGATGTTATTAAATATGGTACCAAATGTAGCCACACATTTTCTAATTTTTTCGTGGTAAAAATGCTGTCCAAACATTAGGTAGGATCTCCAAATGGGTTACCTTCACTGAAGTCTAAGAAATCGTCTCCGGCAGTTTCAAATACATCGTTTTGATTATTAATTTGAATTACATTATCCTCTGATGTCGACAAAACGGTATGTGTGTTACTACTAGCATCAGTAATTGTTCCGGCCGTAAATAAGTGGAACTTACCGTCATCTGCTCCAACATGTACAAGCGTTAGTTTATCAGAACTATCATTCCAATTAGCAATTTCGCCTGTAATAGTGACACCATTTGCCAAACTTTGTGTAACAGAAGTACCTACTTCAAAAGCACCACTAGAATAAGCAGAATCCGCTAACGTTAAGATATACTGATAAGCATAACTTCCTTCAATATCATCAATAGCTGCAATGTCTGTATCAAAGTCTTCATCATTGTATTCGAACAGCTCACATGTTAATCTGAAAACAGGAAGATTAGATAATTGGTAGAAAGGTCTTTCGTCTTCTACTCTAGTAATTTCAAAAATAGAATTCGACAGAGGAATAAAAATTAAATCACCTTCGTTTGGTCTTACCTGTGAAGATGAATGGCTGGCTGAAACTTCATCCCATCTTTTCTTAGCTACAATGAAGTTTGCTTGATCTCTTAGCTCTACACCAAATTTAGTGAATAGATCTCCATCACCACCATATCCATCAATGTTTTCCAAATACATTTCAATTTGATATGCATCTTCAAACTTGGAAACAACATCCTCACTAAACACTGTATCTTCAGCCACAATAGAACGAGGCATGTAGAACACGTCTTGTCCATACATTTTTAAAGATTCAATGACTACATTTTCATATAAGTCTTGTTCAGACTTAACTTTTTGGCTGAAGTAAAGGTTAGTGGCCATTATGCTATCCTAAGAAAAAGTCAACAGGAAGCTCATAAGTCGTTCGCATTTTTTCATCTAGTCTTAACAGCTCTTGAGTTGCATCGTCATAAATTTGTCTACCGTTTAACTGCACACCACCTGGAAGTTGCATGCCATCAAACTTAATCAGGTTTGATCCCCATTGCTGTTTAATTAATTGTGTCAAGTATTCTTTCAAGAAAATATCGTTATAAACGTCTGTATGTGTTTCAGGATCTACGATCTTAAAGGTCTCAAAGACCAAATAGTCGCCTTCTACGATATTCTGTTCAGAAAACTTACCGTGGATATGTACTCTGTTCTGATGCCGATTAAAATCAATTTGAGGATACCCAGTCAATTGCATATCAATCAATGAAAGATATTGTTTGACCTGTTCATAATAAGCTAAATTACCGATAAAAGTATTTAAATCATAGATTTCATTAAGCGACATCTGATACTTAATATCAAACATTCCAGCAGAAGATCCACCGGTGGATCTAATCTGAAATAGTTTTTTGATAAAAGTAATACTATCGTCTACATCAATATATCCGTTTGTAATATCCGTAGAAGTAACTTGATGTTTTAAAAAAGTCCGGACTACTGCATCAGAATGATATTCCTGATACATTTGGAGTGCATCGTCCGTTCTATCCTCAAGCTGATCAATATCAACATTGATTTCAATCACCGGTGCACCAAGTCTTCTTAGACAATGATCTATTAATTGATCTCGAGTACTAGGCTTCGCCATGGTTCTTCCTTACAAACAGATTTATATTATCTATTTATTAGCCCGAAGAATCCTGTGAGGAATCCTGTGAGGAATCTTCTGGATAGGTGAATCCCATTTCATCAAACCATTCTCTAGGATAACCCTGATTTTTAAAAGCCAATAGCGCTTCTAGTTCAGTTGGCAGATCTGCAGAATCCAGGCCCGGGTCAGGCTCCGCGCTATTCCTAGAATTTCTGATAAAGTCTTTATTATTATTTTTCGGTTTTCCAGTGATAAAAGCAATACCATCATCTAAAGATGCGGAATCTAACATTGTATCATAATTTACAATAATCCATTTGTCACCAGCGCTGTCGGTTAAGTCTGATTTAAGATTATAAGTTCCACCATAGTATGATTTAATGGATTCCTTTGCAGTCATTCCATCTTTCTTTTTTACAGCATACCCAAATTCATTTAGTTTACTGTTATTTTGACTTTCTCTGACATATTCTATCAAAGAATTTGTAATTGTGAGAGACATTTTTGCACTCCTATTTCATATCTCTACGAAGACGCTTGGATAATATCACCCGGCCGACTTCTAATAATGACCTGTTCAAGATCAGTTCCTGGTCCGTATCCTCTGTAATCGTTTGGATCTGATGGACCAATTGTTGTTCCTCCACTAGAATCCAAATATGGAGAATTAGTAATAGTAGCTTGTACAGCGGTACCAATAAAGTTGCTTACCACCGTAAAGAACGTTAATCTTCCTGTTCCAACCACAGGATCACTATCTAGTTGACCTAAAGCCGTTAACTCGTTAGAGTCTCCAGATCTATTTCCTAGGAAGTCAGGTCTAGATGCAGCACTGTCTGCGCTATCATGAATTACATCATATGGATTTTGAGCGATAAGCAAACTATTTATAGAATTATTGTAAATAGTTTGATAAAGCTGCAATCTATTACCAACTTCTGGAGCTCCTACCTCACCAAACGGGCCGGGAGGTTGTTGATACAGAATTTGACTAGCATATGAAAGCCCACTATCCGTAAAAGACAGATCTAGAGTAGGTGAGCTATCAAATAAGTTACTAGTAATAGCTTTATTAGAACCAACAAATAAAAGCCCTTTTGCATCAGAATCTGCGCTATCATGCACAATTTGTCCATAGGGGTTAATATTAAATCCGGCAAGATCGACTGCAGGTACACTACTAAGATTCATAGTAACAGTTAGATCAGTAGCAGCACCACCATCTGACTCTCCAGCGATTCCTAATTTTCCACCTGCTACACTAATAGATTGAACGCTTAGATCTCCTTGTGCAACTGCGATATTGTTCAGGTATGCAAGACCCCCGCCTCCTCCACCGCCTCCGGCAGAAGTAGAATTAGAATAACCTGCAGCTCCACCTGCTCCGATAGCCATAATGCTAAACGAGTCTACTCCTTCAGGAATAGTCCATACTGTGGCCGAATCACCAACAGATGATTGTGTAGTAGTAGTAGTAGTACTAGTATTTGGAGGTAAAACTGTGTTTTGATAAGCATTAGAAGATGGTAATTCACCTTGAATTCCGGCTTTATGTGCTAAGTAACCATAAAGTTTTTCTTCTTCGGTTGAAGATAATGTTCCTTGGATAATAACAATATCTAGATAGCTAACATCTGCTCTTCGTGTATTAAGAACCTGATACCCAAATGTAAGTAATTGACCAGCAGGAACTGCAGGAGTTGCATCTCCTCCACTATAACTAGCTCTTCCTCCATCAAATGTTGTTACATGCCCGTTAGTAGTACTGGCTTTGAAATCGAATAACGCCGTATTGCTGTGTAATGTTCTGTAGTTAACATTTTGACCATCGACATTAGTCCAATTATTATAGTTCCCGTATGAAGCAAAGTCGTCGTCACCTTTCCAGTATATATAAGCTCCCGGATCAGAGCCACCCGACGCCCATACTCCACTTACAATTGGACCATAAATATCACTACCTGATCTGCCATTAAGTCTGCCTACTATAAAGACGCGCCAATCATTTGCTTGATGAAGACTTGCAGTACCTGTTTCTTGAAGATAACTTCCTGCAAAAGTTCTTACATAATCATTACCAATTGTAAGATAAGTGCCATTAAAAGAAAGATTGTTTTGTCCTGAAACTTTATTAGTCCATTGCGTTTCACTTCCAGTATTTGCTGAACCGTTAGCACTAATATCACTGCCATCAAACCACCCAACAAGAGTTGCAGATGAAATATCACTGGGTTCCCAGAAATCATAAGAAACTGAGTTGACATTACCTCCACCTCCACTACCTCCGCCCAGAATAATAACCTGGCTGTAGCCTGCTGCCGCTAAGTCTGCGGAATCTGCTGAATCTGGAAACTTTAAAACCAATTACTTATTCCTTAATTTAAACATTAATTAATTCCCAGTTAACAATTTCTTCATTCCATCCATATCTTTCATTAGAATCAGATTCTGGCATAGGGACTGGAGGTTCCCAGCAACAACTGGAATCATTTAGTACCCATGACTCAAAAGATGGTTTGGGTGCAATAAAAGCATCTCTATCAGAATCATAGGTATATCCTATACCTGCATAATTTTTTCTAAAAGGAACTCCTCCTAGTAAATGCTTTCCTTCGGCTGTATTATAAGAAGTTCTTTTACAGGTTTGACCAAGCCTATTACCATAGTAAACTTCCCAGTCAACTCCATCTGTATTCTCGTCTTTACCAACGATAACTTGAGTTACTATGTTATCTGAATTTAAGAATGCGTAATGTGCCATATTAGCTAAACGATATCGAATCGGTCCCTGCTGTGAATACTGTAACTTTATCTGTTCCAATAGTACTAGTTATAGATGTTAATCCTGATCCTACAGTTATTGTATATGTATTGGGGTATCTTAAAATAACTACTCCTGACCCACCAGAACCCGGATATCCATTAGCAGCATCTAGTGCTGTACCACCGCCGCCACCTCCACCAGTATTTACCATTCCTGGTGTAGCAGGAACAACTTTTCCTCTATCGCCAAAAGCATAACAAGCGCCATCACCACCGCCGCCGCGGCCA